TCATTCTCAGTTGATAATAATCGATTAAGCGTTTTATTATAATCCTTTTGGGCTATATTTACCATTTTATTCATATCATTTAAATATCGATTTATTTTAGACCTATCATTTCTTAAATTGGATAATGATTTATCCATTTTTTCCATTAGGGAATGATTTTTCATTTGACTAAAATCAAATGATTTCCCATTTTTTAAATTTTGCAAGGCTTCATCTGTCACATTTTCATAATATCCAATCATTTGATCCCTGATCAATGCTTTACTCAATTTCATTCCCTCCTAAAACTATTTATCAAAAGATCCATTTATTAAATTAATTTCATTTGGATCTATTTCTCTATATGCTTTTTCAAAAACTTCTTTTGGTGACATACTAATATATTCTTTATCCTCTTTACCAATTGGAGGATAAACAACTAAATAAACTTCAATATTTTTATCCTCTTCTTTACAATCAGCCTTTTCACCATATTTAGTAATTTTATAGTTATACATACTTGTTAATTCTGCTTGAATAATTTTAGTGCCTATATAATTTTTCATAATAAATCCTTTCTATAATTAAAGATTTTAATTAAGCCGCTTCTTTATTTATGTAAACACCAGCTACTTTATTACTATAAAGATTACAACCGTGATACTGTCTTGCTGTCATTAAATAACCATCAGAATCAAGATTTTGCTCAGGTGTAAATATTCTTAATACATTTCTTTTTATGATTGCCATTATAGCAGGTGCATAAGCTATAATGAAATTAATATTTGTACCGGTTGTTGTATTAGATCCAGCCCCAAAAGTAGCGGCGGTATTAAATCTTGATTGTGGTACTGGTAGTAATATGTGACCATCATATACTTCAACGCTACGATCTAGTATTCTAGATTTTGTAGTTGCATCTTTAATTTTAAAGAATTCACCTGATCCCTTTAATCTTCTATAAGAAGTTTCAGAGATAAATATAATCCTATTTTCTTTTGGTACTTCTGCATCATTCATTAAATGAATCCCTGCATCTAATGAATTAACTATATTATCATTTGTCATTGTTCCTTCGACAATATTAGTACCACTTACAGCACTTCCATTTAGATCCGAATAGATTTTAGTAAATCTATATAAATCTAATTCAGGGAAAAATTTTGTCCTAAGATAAGTATCTTGGATTTTTGCCGCTGTTACTCTTGCTTCATCTGAATCAACTGCATCGATCGGGATCTTTAATCCTCGATCCATTTCTAATTCATACGCTACCCAAGCATTACTTACAGTACCACCTTGATATCCTGCGGATTTAGAGTAATCATAATTTCCAGATAAAGTCATAGTATTTACTAATACCTGATTGTTACCCTTAAATTCAACCGCCATTTGTGGCGTTTCTAGCAATCTTGTTACTGAAGCTACTTTATATACATCATCAAAATAATTTAAATATTTTTTTGCGTATGACATAGCCATGTAAAATCAACACCTTTCATTTTTCATTTTTATAATTCGTATCCTTGAACCAACTGGTCAAAAATATCACCTGATCCAGCATCGGGATTATCCGAATCATCACCGCCCAAATTATTTGTATCTTTTGGCGGTTTACCATCTAATTTAGTTTTTGTGAATAATTCACCATAATCTTCTTTCATACTTTTTAAAATATCACTAGCCCCGATCAATTTATCATTCTCTAATTTAATATTTTCTAAATTAATCGATTTAAAAAGAAGATCCACATTTTTTGATTTTGTTACCCCATTATCCCTTAAAAAATCTTTAACCATGTACGATTTTTTAAGGTTTGTTATCTCATTATCATTACTGGACTGTATATTTTTTATTTCGTCTTTATGGGTAGTTTCTAAACTCTTATAAGAATTTACAAGATTTTCAACATTTTCACTGTTAGTATCTTCTAACAGCTTTTTAATACTTTTATCTTTATTTTCAAATGATGTCAACTTTTGTTTATTGGAATTATTTTCGGTGTTAACTTCATCAAAACGATTTTTGGTAACATAATTATTCGGTATTATATCAATATCATCCAAACGAATATCATCACCTAATAATTCTTTAAGCTTATTATATTTTTCATCCCCTAATTTAGCCTTAATTCTCTTACTCATTTATTTCTCCTTTTTTACGTCCTAAGACGATTTTTATTTAACGTCGATATATTCGACGAGTATAATATAATCTTAGCACAAATCATCAATAAATATATGATTTGATGATTAAAAACACACGTACTATTTTTTTTTTTAACTGTTACCAAAAAATAAAAAATAAATTGGTAGCACTTAAAAAAATAAAAAGGTAACAGTTACTTTATACAATAATTAATTACTCATAATAATAAGTCTGTTACCAAAAAACTTTAATTGTTACCAAAAATACGCCGAACACTTATTTTTTGGTAACAGTTAAAATATTGATGTATTAATGATTATAACTAATATAAGAAGCTGTAAAATATTGGTGTTACTAAAATGATACCAGTTTTGTTACCGCATGTATCAATGATTGGAACTGATTTAAAAGGTGTTCGGTCAAATTGTTACCGTTTTCTCTTATACTATATATATATAAATTATTATTATTATTATTATTATTATTATTAATATATATAAAGTGGTAACTTGGTAACAACTTGATTTGAGAATAGTAGTATTCATGGGTAGAAGGTGTTACTTTTTTATTTTATTTTGGTAACATACAGTATTTTACAGTATAAAACCCAGTTACAATCATTAATACAAAAAAAAAGTTGTTACCTTGTTTATATGTATTAGGTAACAACCAGTAATTTATATTTTTATTTATTATTGTCATTTTTATTTTTATTCTTATTCTTGTCATTCATGTTAAACAGTGAATCATCATATAATTTTTGTCTTTCTTTTTCTTCTTCATTTACTTTTTTTAATTCTTCTTTTGGATCTTCGACCCACGGATGATTCTTTAAAATTGTCTCTTGTGATACCATGTTTTGGGATTTAAGACAATTGTCGATAACATCTGATTCATTAATCAACATTGATATATTAAATTCCAAATCATTATTGAATGTATAAGGTGTTACCATATTCATAAATTCTATAAATTTATCATAAAATTCAATAACTCTTTTTATACAGTCTGCACCTTTGAAATTTAACTGTATATACCGGGATTTAATAACCGTGTTAGTTATATTTGTCCCTTCTGCTAATTTTGAAGGATCTACGCCACGACCTAATAAGAATATTACATCCCTTAAAATATCCATCAATACTTGACGTGCTTCAACTGGTATATCTACAGTTATATAACCTGCATCACCATCTTTATCAACGGATATACCTTTTGATTCTTGCATCTCTCTCATTATTTTTTTGATACTTTCTTTATCTCCTATGTATCCTCTTAATATCATTAAAGCTTCTTGGAACTTTTTGATATTATCTATAAATCCAGTAGCTATTGAATTATAAGCTACAATCAAACAATGTATATCGTATAAATCAGAGGTATGATCCTTGTTATTCCATAATGGAATAAAAGGGATCATAGGGAAATTAGAAAATACCGACTGTTCTAATTGATCCCCGGTATATTCATTTAGAACATAATGAGAATCGATTGATTCATCTAATATCGTATTATTTTTATAAGCATATCTTTTAACACCATCCAATGACCAGTCCTCAATATGCAATATTTCTTTTTTATCTAATTTATCAATCTCATTATAATACCTTATAATCCTATTTAGGATTTTACCATCTGGGGAATAATACGGTATTATTTCCATATCTTTAACAACTATATATTGATATTTATTATTAGAAATATAAACATGTAACCATGATCGAGAATCCAAACTTGAATTTAATATCATGGTATCTAACATTGTAAAAACATTAAATCCTTGATTATCAAATTGTTCATCATAAGATGGTTTTTTACTCAAAAGATAATCAATCTTTTGAGTGACTAACATTTTGAAATAGTTGATATAAATCTCATTTTTCTTATTATTTTTTACTTTATATTGCATATTGTCTTTTATATAATATTCATAATCATCTTCCATTAAATTCATAATGGGATTATAAGTATAATATTTGCGACCTGCATATTTTAAAGAACCTGTTTTTAGTTCTTTATCTTGTTTAATAAGCTCCAATAGTTCTTTTGACATAATAACACCTCTTATTTTTTATATGTGCCTTGCACACCTCTTTTAATTCGATCATTCGTTCTTTTATTTAACCATAATAATGCTGTTTCTAAATGAGTTATAGCAATAGCATTTTCCCGACATGCAAAATCAGACTTTTGATAATGTTCAAGCCTATCAACGCAAATATTAATAAGATCCTCCATGAATATCCCATTTACACCAACTTCTTTTATAGCCCCTTCTTGAAAATGTAAAGTGCTTAAATATTGTGTAGTTTTAGAATTAGTAATTCTATAATTATTTGGAGCATTATATTCAGGATCTTTTAAATATTCTATAGTTGTATAATTTTGTGTTCCTTTATCCAAATATTTAACATTCATATCAAATTCCTCCATCTTCGCCAAATTTTATGGCGCACTTATTATATTTTATTTTTGTATTATCTTTATAATTATTTACAGCTTTTTCAATCATTGCATTTTGTGAAATATTTTCTTTTTCACATAAATCAATCAGTTTTTTAATTGCAAATTCACTAAGTGTAAACGTTCTTCGAGTTCTACCATCAGTTAATTTAATAGAACACCCTTTATATTTTAGTTCTTCTACTTTAGATTCATTCATCTTATATATCTCCTTTAAAATTTATTTAAAAAATTCCCAATTGCTTCTAATTATGATTCTTTCTAGAGCGTATCTGACAGATGCCGATCCGTCAGGTTCATCAGGAAATTCATATATAATTTTACCTGTTTTCGGATCTTTTTCATATTCATATGTTTGAAAATCATCAGCGATATTAGGGCATCGTTTTGGATCTATAATAATCCTTCTTACACCTCTCAACCAGTTAATACCATGATCTTTACTGTCAGGGCCTTTTTTTGCCCCTATAATAGTCAACCCCCCTTTATTAAACTCGTTTATAGTTCTAGGATCTTCACTATCACCAGTAATTAAAAAGTTCTTAGCTTTCTTTTTTATCTTATTTATTAATGTCGAATTACTAGCTTTATACAAGTAAACTTCACCAAATATATATATAGTTTCGGTTAACTCATGCCAAAATACCTCACTATAACAGGTGGCGTGACTATATCCAAAATCAATACCTCTATGAACAGTTACAAAATTTTTGATTTCTTCATCTGAAATTTCCCGGATTTCTAATAAACCTTCTTTAGTTCTTGGATCATATTCTGGATAAATTTCCAAACCTTCTCCGGTTTCTTCTCCAAGATAAACATGTCGATATTTTTTAGGATTTATTTTTTCTATCTGTTTAGCTTTTTCTATAAACTTTTTACCTAAAAAATTCTCTTGCTTGGGATCTCCTATATCTTCATAAGTAGAATGATGTATTAATGTATCAGTGTCAATACCTTCTTTTTCTAATTTTTTCAATTCTCTTATATAATCATTGATCCAATTAGACTTTGATGGTGGTGGATTATACATCATAAATATTAATGCTTCATCACCAGCCCTGATTAATGATTGTATAATATCATCAATTTCATCCATTCCAGCAAATTCCGTTGTTTCTTCAAATATTGCAATCTTGCAATATCCTTCAGTAAATTTTATTGATTTAATTTTTTTATGATCTAATTGGTTAGCGCAACCCCTGAATAAAATTATGTTACCATTTTTTTTATTCCATATTTTGAGTGGTGATAATTGATAATCCCATTCATTTTGTAAATTTAAAATATTTATTGCCCAAATCAAATTGGTAAAAATACTATCCCTGATAGTATCTTTAACTTTTCTTAATGCTACACAATGAGTAACTTTTCCATTGTTAGCATCTTCTTGCAATTCTGCAATAGTGTTTAAGTATACAAAAGATCCTTTTAAAGATCCTCTACCACCTTTAAATATATAATTTAGATGTTTCTTATCTATGATATCATCTACAACATCTATAAAAGTATCACCTATTAAATCATCAAAATTAATAGTAATTTCTTCATCATAATCTTTATTATCACTAAATTCTTGAGCGGTTTTAAATTTATATAATTCTTCATCTAATATTAATTTATCTAAGTCATAATCCAGAATATCAATACATGTATTGATATCATACTTATTTAATAATTCGGATCTATGAATCATTTTTTACTACCCCTCACAATTGTTACTTTTGATGATTTTTCTACAGGTTTACCATCCAACATCCGGTGATAAGTTGCCAAATATTCAGACGATTTTAATCGATTTCTTAAAGCGGTGCGAACATTTACCCTTTTAGTAAACTCTTGTGCTTCACCTTCTGAATCAATTATAACTTTGTATAATACTTTTTCTTCAGTTTCTTGATCCCGAAGTACTCGAGTCCAAAATTTTAAGAGTTCGCCGGATTGTGCCATTAATGTCTTATCAATTGATTCCAGTCGTTCTCTAATATAGGCTTTAACTTCAGGATC